AACAGAGTCAGAACTTGTTGAAATGATTCAACAAATAGTTACTGAAAAAAAGAAAAAATCTAAAAAGAAAAGAGATGCTTGTTACTATAAAGTAAGAAGTCGTTACGATGTTTGGCCTTCAGCATATGCATCAGGGGCACTCGTTAAGTGTAGAAAAGTCGGAGCAAAAAATTGGGGTAACTCAAAAAAGAAGAAAAAGTCATGAGTAAAATATATTTAACAGAATCAGAGTTAATAGATTTGATAGAAAAAGTAATCAAAGAAAAAACTGACTATTCAAAAGAAAAATCTTCAGGATTACATGGATGGTTTAGTAGAAGAGGTGCGAAAGGAAAATCAAAAGGGTGGGTTGATTGTAACGCACCTGACGGTAAAGGAGGTTACAAATCTTGTGGAAGAAAAGAAGGTGAAAGTAGAAGTAAATATCCAGCATGTAGACCTACCCCGTCTGCATGTAAGACAAAAGGAAAAGGAAAAAAGTGGGGTAAAAAAAGTGACTAAATTCTTTTTTAAAAAGAATATAAACTCTATATTTGTTTAAAATTTCCCTGAAAATGAGTCCGGTAAATCACAGAACATATCAATTGCTTAAAGAAAATGAAGTCATAATGGAGACAGAATCCGCAACTTTTGACCGTGCGGTAGACTACTTTTGTGACATTTATCCACAAGCATATTCAGACCCATCTTATTCTTTTAAGATGACTAAGATGGCACACGAGCGTTAATACTCTTCTATCATAATTACAAGGTCAGTAGACCCCTTAATTACTCTATGATAGACCTCCTTAGGTATTTCTAATTTTACTCCTTTTTTGAGGGGTATAGGTAGTTCATTATCCATCTGAAACTCCCAATCAGAGTCATTAATTACTTCTACTATACGATTTTCTTTATCTCTATGCCAAACGAGTTCTTTCTCAGATACGTCTGAAGAAAAAACTCGTTTGAATTTATTATCTGAAATATTTTCCTGTGAGTATACCATTACCAAAATCTACCTGATACATTTTTTCCAAAATCTTTATGTGCCCTACAAGCCCAATATCCTGCTTTTGTTTTATCTTTCTTTTTTTCACACTGATGTCTTGCGGCAAAAGACTTTCTAGCTTCAGGGTCATTCCATTTTGCGGTCATAACAGGTGAACCATAACTAACTTTTTTGATTTTACCTGTTTTTGGATTTCTAACATAAACATACCATTTTTTAGAACCACCGGATTTTGGTTTGTTTAATTCTACCTTCTTACCTTTATACTCCGCTTCATTAATAGAACCATATTCAAACGGCATATCTAAAGGAATTTCTTTTCCTGACTTTGTTTTTACAATCGTACCTAAATCAGATTCTAATAATTCTTTATCAAAATCGTCAAATTCAAATCCTTGTTTGTAAAACTCTCTAGCTTCATTAATTACTTTAAAATATTCATCACTTCCATACCTAAATACATTTTCAGTTAAGGATATTTTTTTATCTAAATGATACTTTAATTCTTTAGACATTTGTTCTTTTAAGTATGCTCTTTTAATTATACCTTCAATCACTACTTCTTTTGTTTGGTATTTTTTATTATCTAACCAATTAGATAAATCTTCTGATAAAATATAATCTTTCATATTTGACTTTTTTAATGTTATTTACTATAAATATATGGTAATAATAACTTTACACAATGGAAGAAGAAAATAACATTATTGGTAGTTTATTTAATAGTATTAATTATAGAAAAATAGAGGAGTTAAATAAATTTATAGACGATATGAACTTAGACCAAGCCCTGTATTGTTTAATACAGGCTACCAAATATGGACACAATCAAGGTCTTTATAGTATTGAAGAATCTGAAGTTATTTCTAAATCAATTAGATTACTTACTAACCCACCTGAAGAAAATAAATAGTAATAAAAAAAGGGAGACCGAAGTCTCCCTTTCTATTTTTATTAAGATATATATTATCTTAACTCTCTTAGGTCAAATGTTCTAACTCCATCAACAGTAATCTTACCGTAGAAACGGTTGTTAACCATCTTCTTAGCGTATCTTGTCATGATACCCTTGATTGGTGTGAAGTTGAATGGGTTATACATTGTTGGTGTTAACTGAAGTGGTACGTATGGTGCGTAAACGTAACCAGTGTCTAACAATGACGAACCTTTGTGTCCCAACAACAAAGTGTTTGGTGGGAAGTAAGGGTCACGGTAAACCTGATATCTACCTGATAATGTACCTACTCTTTCAATACCCATGTTGTACTGGTCCTGGTCAGGAGCCGCGTTTGAAACGTGGAAGTACTCAAGGTCATCAAAGATTGCTGAAATTTCAGAAGAACAAACAATCCAGTTAGCACCTCCTCTTAAAGTAGACTTATGGATTTGTGCGGATAGTTGGTTAATCGCAGTGATTAATGTTTGGTTCCAATCTTTTTGGTTATAGTTAATAGAACCATTAGAAATTCTCTTCCAACCATTGTAGTCCCATCTTAATGTCCAAGCCGCACCTTTTCTTAAGTCTCTTAAAATTTCACGGTCAATTTCAGCTGCAACTTGTTCTGACAACAACGCCGTCAATTCAGCCTCAGCATCAATGTTGTGGAACGCTGAAACGTCTTGTGCAAGTTCTGGCGACCACTGTGCTCTTAATTTTCTTTCTGTAACAGAAACTGTAACAGACTCTAAATCAAACGAAACTTCACCGATAGCGTCTTCAAATTCTAAAGTTTCATATCTTCTCCATGAAGCAGTAAACGTATCACCAGACGCGATAGTTGTACCTGTGTAACCATCCAAAGATGATGAACCAATAGCTGCAGGTGTTGACAAATCTAACTCTAAGTAAATAATACCATCTTGAGAACAAATGTTATCATACTTACCTCCAGGTCCGTCAGATGGGAAACCTGCGGTTGTTTGAGTACCATATTGAACAATACCCTTACCATATTTTTGAGTTACTACTCTGAAATTGTAGTACACATCAGTAGTATCATCTTCATATGTCTCCAACGACGCTAAGAAGTCTTCAGTATCCATTTCTTGCCCATCAGGTCCGATTAACTTACCAGCACCTACATTAGAGAAACCTGATAATGCAAAAATCAAAGATTTAACATTAGCACTTGCAACTGCAGAAGTACCACCTGCCGCGATACCAAGAGCTTCACCCAATGTTGTTGCTTCTAACGATGAACCGTTCCACTTAACAGGAACCAAAGTATCCGTTAAACCTGTCCATCTACCTTTTGAGTAGTCGAACAAACCGGCTGGGTCTGAATTTGGTGTAGAACCTTCGTAGAATCTATCATACAAATTTGTACCTGTGCTGTATCCTGCAGCTGGGTCAGTTTCATTGTTACCAGGTGCACCAAATGGTTGTCTATGTGTACCTGCAGTTGCACCTTCTTGAATTTTTGGTACAAAGTAGAACAATTTACCGATAGGTAAATTCATAGCTTGAACCGAAACTAAGTCGTTAGCCAATAATTTAGAGAAAACTCTTCTTACGATTGGGAAAACAACAGTTTCAAAAGAACCTGAACTGTCAGAAGCCGCTGCTTCGTTTATCAAATGTGACGCTTGGTTTTCGTATAATTGCGCCATATTTTCTTTGATGTGTCCTTTTAGACCGTCGAGGAACCCTAACTTGTCCCACTTGTTAATTGTATCTTCTTTGATAACTTTAAGGTGCTTAAGACCGATGTTACCAACAAGACCTGATTCTAATAATGCTCCCATTTTTAATAATTTTTAAGGATTTTATTTTTATTATTTTAACTTATTCATTAAATCTTTCATTCTTAAGAATTGTGGATTTTCGTAAGTTTTACTCTCAATTAGATTATTCGCAGAACCCTTAGTAGGTGTTTTAGTAACTTTAGATTGTACTGATTCAGTAACAACATTAGTTTCCTTACCTCCTAAGTCTTCTTTAATAGTTTTATAGAGAGATTTTGATTCTTTAAGAGTTTCGACACCATCGAAACGTCTTAGTATATTTATTTTTTCTTGTTTTGTGGTAGAATGTTCAGTAAATAAACGAGTCGCGTATGCTAGATTAGAATTAAAAACAGCAACTTCATTCAACTTTTCTTTAAAAATACTTAAAGCCTTTCTATACTCTTCATTTTTTTCTCTAAGTTGGGTAACTTCTTTTTTTAATTCACTTTCTTTAACTGAGGGTCTAAGTCTATCTGAAGCATATTTTTTTGTTGGTTCAGATACGTGTTTAGCATTAGGTACTTTTCTTAGTGACGCATTACTTCTAGAACTTTCTTTAGTTTCTTCGTAATCAGCCTTACCTTCAGCCTCTGCGGAGTCTTTTTTGAGGTCACCTCTTTTATCTGAGGGTACATCATCTTTATTTCCTCCATAATCGCCTTCGTACATTTCTTCTTCATTCCACTCTTCTTCTATTTCAATCTCATAAACAATCTCATCTTCAGATTCTGTAAACTCATCGTCCATACTAATTTCTTCTGCCATTTCTTCTTCTGATTCTCCTAATTGAATCACATATTCTGTTTCTGCTTCATCGTCTGATAGGTGAATTTCATCATCGTCTTGTCTCACAATAATACCATCTTCTTCACCCATAGCCTTAAAAACTTTTAGTATTTCTTCATCAGATGCTGTTGTTAAATCGAGAGGACTTAGAACTTCTTCTTCGTCATCAACTTCCAAGTCGTCACCAGGTAAATCAGTCATTAACATTTCCTCACTACCCATTTCTAACTCTTCGTCATCTTCATTATCAGAAAGTGAGTCCAAGTCTAATTCAAGAACTTCGTCACCTTCATCTTCGTCTTCAACTTCAACATCCAAATCAAGTTCTTCTTGTTCAGACATTTCAGTTTCAGACCCCTCAATCTCATCTTTTTCAGATAAAGATTCTTTTACTAATTCACTGATTTCTTCCTTCATAGTAGAAGCAAGTATTCCTTTTGCATTGTTTGTTATAGCCTCTTGCAGGTTTTCCATTTGCAATAACGCCTCTTCAACCAAATTTTTTTCTGCCATTATTTTGTTTTAGCAATAGTTTATTTTACATATAAATATGTGAATAATTAAAAAAATGTTTTTTTTATAACTTTTATACAAAAAAAATTACATAGATACAGGAATTGATTTAACATCAGAGATTCTAATGTTCATTAATCTTGTCGTTCCTTTTGCCAACATTTTAAAAACTCCCCTACTTTGTAACATTGTAAAATAATAGAATAAGTACTGTGAGTTAAGGATAGAATCATCTTTTATAGTTACTCCTATGTGTTCTGGTGAATATTCTTTTGTTGGTTTACCTACCGTATTTTCACTTCCTTTTCTTATTAACCAAAAATCGGAATCTTCCGAATTTGTTTTAAAATCAACTAAATCTCCTAATGTCATTTTTTTATTATAAATATATGGGCATAAAAAAATCGGGTAAAACCCGATTTTAATTATT